TGCACTCAGAATTCGTTCCTCGTTCTTCACGGCAAAATCGTTGGCACGCTTGTCCTCAGCATCAAGCTCACCCCAGTCACCTGTAAGGTGCCGTGTGATGTAGGGCCAGAAGGTTTCTTGGGATTCTTCAAGAGCGCGTAATGCCGCAGGAGTCGCAACGAGTTGGCCAAGGCTGAATAGAAATGTCATACCAAACCCTAAGCTGGACCTTCCGGCGCTCGAAAGGTAATTTCCAAGCAAGCAAACTTCGCAGTTCATGGTGAGGAGATTCATCATGCTGCTGACGATTGCACTACTCGCTCTTGCCGCTTTCGCTATCTATGGATGTGTTCTTGTGTGCCGCGCGGAAAAGGCATTGGAACAGGCGAAGAAGATTGTGAAGCGAAGTTAGCCCTTGTGAAGTTTGAAGTACTCGAAGGCCCAAGTGATAATGCCGCCGACGGCGGCACCAACGATGGTGGCAATGGTCGTGGCACCAGCAACCCACCACGACAGACCGACGCGCCACTGCTCCAGTTCCTTGACGCGAGAATCCATCTTGCGCTCAGCCTCTTGCCCCCAAGCTAGCTGCTGGGCGCAGCGTCCCGGCTGACCGTTTCCTACCAACGGGTGCATCTGAGTTTCCAGCTGGGTGAGGCGTTGCTTGGTGTCGATTGAAAGATCGTCCAATTTGGTTTCTAGCGATTCCAGTTTTGCGAGGATTAAAGCTGCCATTTCCATGCTGAGGCCCATACTGCTTTCGTTGGGATTTGGTGACACCATAAGAGACCTTCAATCGGTTGATGAAGCTACTGCCATTGCCCGGTCTTCAACTGTGTGTACAGTCTGTTTGCCCGGAGCCCTACCTCAGTTGCCCACGCACTACGAAGCAACTCGTCTGCTGCCTCGCCGTAACGACCAGAGTGAATGAGGTTCAGCGTGCATTGAAACTCAAGCAGCCCACCGATTCCCATGTTGAAGCAAAGGTTTGTGAGGACTCCCGCGTACACCTCAGCCAGCATGGTTGCCCACGGAAGATGTTCTAGGAGTTCACTCTTTGCGTGTGCGATGTCTGACACCAGCCAAGCATTGGCTTGAGCCTGAGTGATTGGAGTCAGTGGGCCACCATCGTCTGTGAGGTTGTGGCCGTACCCAACAGTGACCTTGCCTCGTGTGTCTTTGTATGGGACCAGCCGCAAACCTTCGTCACGCTTCAGTTGGCTGGTGATGTCGGTGATCATTACTTGCTCACTGGCGACTTGACGAAGTATCCAGCGCAGCCAACAATGCCACCTGTAATGGCGACGTGTACCAGTTGCTGATAGCTGAGATCAGGTGTTGCTACGATTCCAGCCAGTGTGGTCAAGGCGGCAGATACGAACGCCGCGACAATTCCATGAACTACCAACCTGTAATGCGCCCAATCGATCTTCATGTTAGTTGCTCTTTGCGTTGTTCAGAGGTTAGGGCAAGCCCATAAACAACGGTTAGGTATATGGAATTCCCCGCGAGTCAGAACAGCGGGTGAGGATAGGTGGTCCGAATGAGCTTACGCACATCTCCCGGCGTCATGTCAGGAGTCACAGCCAAGTCGGCCAGAATCGTAGCAACATCCGCGTCAATCTGAGCTTGGCTCAACTCATTGCCTACGACAGTGATTCCGGGCAGGCTTTCCCATTCGTCCTGCGCTCGATCCGTTGAGAACAGAGCGGAGATAAACTCGCTGGTTCCATCTCCAACAGGTATTGCGTGCCAAACCGCAAACTTTTCGTTGTAGGCTGTTGCTAGTTCAGTGGGCGCGAGATATAGATTTCTTGCCATCGTGTCTCCTCACTTCGTTGAAAATCCGTTGTGAACGACGTGGCCGTTCGCCAGCGTGTAGCTGTGTTCTGTGTATGGGCTTTGGCCGATTTCATCCGGCTCATCAACGTCAGTCTCAAGATTCCAGACTTGTCCGCAATACAGCTGCGAGCCGCCGAAGAGAGTGCAGCCGCGTTCCCATGTGTGGCCGTCCAGAACGCTGTGCTTGTAGGTGATGAGTTCACCGTCCCCCATGTCGAGCATGGGAGAGGTCCAGTCATGAATGAGCAACTTGGCGATGCGCCGCCATGTTCCGGCTGCTGTCAGAACCGAGTCGTCAAGCGTCAGTTCGTCAAAGCGAACTTCACCGCGCTGCGTCCTGACACGTGTATTCGGTGAGAAGCACCCACCACCACCGTCGCCGCCACTTCCTCCTGAGCCACCAGTACCACCTGACGGTGTGGCTGATATCGCGCCATTGGTGAGGGGAACCATTCCTTGCACGGACGCGGCCTGAGCCGTGAGGTATGTGGTGCCCTTCCATGCACAGGCAGGGGAGCCAACAGCACCAAAGGAAGATATCGTCTGATTCAGCGTCACACCACCTTGATAGGTGCCTGTGTTGCCTCCGGCTGAATCGGCTGCTGTGGTGCCTGACGTTTCGTTCAGCTTCCACCAGTAGGTCGGAGCGTCAGCAGTGACCACGGTGTTGTACTGCGTCAAGCCGAGGTTGACCATGGTCTGGTAATGGTTCGCAACTTGCGCGGTGGTCAGCACCGTGCTGTAAACGGCAGCATTGGACAGGACAGTTGAAGCCCACGAGTAGCTGTTGGTCGTCCAAAGCCATCCAGACGCCTTGCCTTGCACTGCTCCGATATGCCAATAGAGACCAGTCGTGGAGTACAGAGCAGAAGCCGCAGTACCACTGCCGACCAGTACGCCATCATAGTAAACAGCGTATCCCTTCGTGCTGCCGTTCCATGTAAATACGATGTGATGTGTTATGCCGTCGTACAACACCTGTCCCGCTGGAAGAGTTCCATACTCGATTTCATACGCGGATGAAGACGTTGCAAGGTATCCGGCGCACTGAGCCGTCATGGCAAACACTACGCTCGTAGCCGTTCCGATGGCGTCAGGCGAACTGAGAGATAGCAGCGGAAGGCTGTTGCTCGTGTTGGTGGTGTTCACCCAGCATTCAACGGAAAAGTTCGTTGGGGTGGATACCGCTGTTGCCGTATTGACGTAACCCGTTGTTCCATTTCCTGTATAGCCGACCATCGTGGCGGAAGCCACGTTGGAATTACCAATCCACTGCAACGCCTGAGTCGTCTCGTTCCAGCACGGATAGAAGTAGTACGGCATGGATGAAACCAGACCGCTGATGTTTTGTGAGCCAGCGCCCACTGAGGTGAGGGTGCCATCGGCTCTGTAGATTGCCATGCTGCTTGGCCAGTTCCAAGTGATTGAAGATGTGGTCGAAGTGTATGTGAAGCCATTGGTCAACACTGGCGGCAAACTGCCCTTCATCAACATTCCCGACTTGCTGGGGTCGATGTTGTTGCCTGTTAGCGCGGAAGAGTTGACACGAGCGTATGTTGAACCGTCGCCGATGTTGTCTAGTGTCTTGTTTGTGTGAAGACCAGAGGCGAAGTTGATGCCACCACCTGAGAGCACGGTGTTGTTGACATCTGATGCCGTGTTACTGCCGACGGCTGACGTATTTGCGGCTGTGTTCAGGCTTGTCTTGTCGGCACCAGCTTGTGCGGGCATAAGGGTTGCAATCGGACTGATGCTGCTAGACACCACCCCGTTTACCTTCGCTGTATCAGCAGCGGTATTGTTCGCGGTGACATCGGCACCAGCAGCCGCTGGCTTTAGTGATTCAATCGTCGCTCCAGATGCGAAGGTGATGTTTGAAGCTGTCTTGTTCAGGTGAGCCTGAGACAAGTCAATGATGGCTTTTCCGTTCGGGTCAATCGCCGTGACAGACTTGAACGTGTTGCCTTGGGGCACCTCGTCCAGGGATGAAGACTGGAGCTGCATCATCGAGTCATCGAACTGGAAGTATCCGGCGGTGCAAGAGGTCGTGTAGAACGCGAAGCGAGCGTAGGCTGTGGACGCTGGTGCCGTTCCTACGACCTTGCAGAGCGTCCAGCTGCTTGTTCCGGTAACTGTGGTCGCGCTGGTGGTGGAACTCAGCAACGTCCCAGCAGAGTTAAGCCAGTCAATTCTGATTCCACCTGTGCCCGTGACGCCGATGGCTTTGCAGTATCCTTGTGCCACCACCACTTGTCCAACCAACACAGACATCGTGGTGTTGTAGCCTTCAGACGTTCCGCACGCAGTTGTTGTTTGTAAGCATTGACTCATTTAGTCCACTCCTCCAGTCACCACGGACCAGCCTGTTGGAACAGTCCAGCCGGGTACACCTGATGTCACTGTGGTAGCCGAAGAGAACGAAGGGTTCACGATAGCGACGGCTGTATTGTTTGCGGTTGAATCCGCTCCGGGTTCGGCAGGTTCAAGCGTGGAAACGGCTTTGGGTGGATTGCTTCCATTGGCCGGATACACCACCGATGTTGCCGTCACGATTCCAGTGGACGCGCTCACGGTGCCGGGATTGAGGCCAGGAACAGTGAACGGCACCGCTGTTAGCGTTGCGAGGTCCTGTGGGCAGTTGTTGAAACTGTTCACCGACGAGAACTTGAAGTACAAAGTCTTCCCATACCATTGAGGGTCGTAGGTGTATTTGTAGATGGAATCGTCCAGACGCATGAACAAGCTTCCAGCCGCGTGAGAGGCGATTGTCGAACCCATCGCGCCTCTGGAGAGATACGTGTTCATCGTGTACTGGTCCGAACCAGTCAGGGCACAGGCTGAATAGCTGATTAGCTCGTTGTCCACGTAGCAGAGCGTGTTGTTTTGCGTTGCGTCATACTGCGTCCCAGCGAAGAGAGCGCCACAGTTGTCAGCAATGTTCACTACCAAGCTGTTGACCGTGTCAGCAGCCGATCCTACGGGCAATGCGCTGGCCAACGTACCAAGTCTCGCTGGGGTTGTGATTGTTCCCAGTTGTGTGTACTTGGCTCCATCCGAACTGATCCAGATTGCACAACCACCCCATTCAGCAGAGGCACCAGCAGCACCAATCCAGATTTGGTTGCCTGTAAAGCCAGTGAGACGTGATGTGGCTTCAAATAGGACGACCTCTGAGTTTGCTGGATTCGCGTACTGGTTGATGACGATATCGCCGCTGGAAATGCCCTTGTTGTAGAGGACAGGCTTGTGAGTTCCGTAGGCGTAATCCTCTGCCGTGATTTCCAAACCGTTGACCGGATCATCCACGATCTTGGTGATTTGAACGGGCAAATTCACAATGCCCAAATTGGCGTTGTTCAGTCCAGCCGCCCACACAGACGTTGTTGAGATTGGCACGATGTCCATTGGCTCAAGGTACGAATACGTGTAGGGCAGCGTGAAGGTGTAGGTGTTACGAATGTTGACGCTGCGCTTCAACCGCATATTGGCGGCGAATGTTGCAGAGGTCACTGTGGTGATGAAGTCCCAGTTCTGGGCATCCTCGACACGAAGACCATAGCGATTGATTGCGGCTTGGTCGGACTCTTGAAGGATGTCGTCAGAATATTGATTCGCGCGATTCTTGTATTGGACCTGAATCTTGTTGTTGGCATCCTGCCATGCGCTGCGCTCAATCTTGACAGGGTCTTCACCCTCTTTGGCGATGAAGCAAGTGTCATCCAAGGCCACCACGTAGGAGAAAGGCGCAACCCAAGTGCAGCCATTAGCAGCCGCACTGGTGTCACCGTACGGAACCAATTTCAGCAGACCCTCGCTCATGAAGGCTGAGCACATACCAGCCTCAAGCCACTTGCTCATAATTGAGGCAGCGGTGTCTTGGCTGTCGATCACTGGCGATATGAAGAAGTTTTGTGCGGCGAACCAGTTCCAAGCCGTGCTATTCGAGGTGCGAGCGCCACCAGTTGGGGATGAGTAACCCCAAGTGCCGTTCGTTCCGTTGTCAATGGCTGATACAGGGAACGGTTGCGCTCCGCTGCCCAAGCCCCAGACAGAGTTGGTGAGCACGGTGTAGAGGCAGGTGACGGGGTTGCAGTCAACGATGCCACCACCAAACGCATGAGGGGTGATGACTTCAAATGTGTTGTCCTGAAGTTCTGCATCGCTACCGAGTTCCATCGGGTAGTAGAGGACATAAGCCGTGTTCGTGTATCCCAAGGCTTCTGCCGGGAACGCAGGGTTGAAGTATGTGACACCATTGTCGCCGTGGGAGTAGCCAGTCAGCATATACGGTGCAACCGCTTGGCTCTGGGCTCCTGTGAACAATTCAAAGTTGAGCAGTGTATCTGACGGACTAGAGACAGCAGCCTTGTTGGTGTATGACCACGTGATGAGGACTTCTTTGTTCGCATCCACCGTGGCGAACTGGTACGTCGGTGCAGCCGAGTTGTTGGAAGTGAACTTGTAGGTGCCGGATACAGTCGGGGTGGTCGTCACCGCTGTCAGCTTCGTTCCATCAATGCTCGTGCCGTTGTTGTAGAACACAACCCCCATGTCAACTTGAGGCCCATTCGCACCACCTGGCTTAACTGTTCCGTTGCTCGGAATCAGGTCGGTCTCTTGCTGAATGAAGTTCTGCAACGAGTACTGGTAGTTGACGACCACGGGCTTGCCGACATCGGCGCTGGAAAAGTTGTACGCGCCAGTGGACGAATTGATTGAGTACATGCCCGTTGTAAGCGTTGTTCCGTACGGTACGAGCTTCATTGGCGTGTAGTCGGTTCCACTCAACACGGTTGAGCTAGACGCGCCAAAGTCGTTGTACGTTCCGCTGTACGTCGTGAGCATGGACACGCCATTGTCAGCAGCTAGATTGGCGCTGTAAGTTGGTGTGTACGTTGTTCCGGTCAGCACGGTGCTCTCAGAGCTTGTCAGGGTGCTAAGCCACGTTTGGCCAGACCACACACTTGCGATGGATGACACAGGCCCATTGCACAAGGCCGCGATTACGTCAGCGGTGTAAAGGTAGTTTCCCCCACCACTCTTACCACCGCCCTTGCCGCCACCGCTTGAGGCTTGAACCGAGTGCAAGCCATCCAGCCAGATAATGGACTGTTGAATCTTGTTCTGCCCCATCAGGGCGGCAATCGCGAAGCCCTGTTTGGACTGATTGATTGAGACACCGTTGAGTTTTGTCGGACCCTTATTGCTGCTACCAAAGATGCCCATTATTCTGCGTCCTTCAGTGTGTAGAACTTGCGGGTTGTGTTGCGAAGTTTGGGGTGGCTGAGTCCATCGGAGAACCGAACGCCACCATGGCCCAAGGCATGAATGAACAGCGGCCACTTCACGATGATTCCGGCGTGAGCAAACGCAAGGCCCAACTTGTACACCACCACGTCGCCAGCTTGAACTTCCTCTTCGGGAATCTCCCGCATGAAGGTTTCAATGTGATTCAGGTATGTGGGGTCTGCAAGATGCTGGGCGACCTGCAAGCTGTATGTCATATCAATGCCGAGGCCACCGTTCGGGATGAGGCCAAGCGTCTGGTACACAGCCTTGATGATCATTCCGCAGTCAGTTCCACCATGTGGACCTTTGACGGCACTCCAGCCTCTGTACGGTGTTCCCACCCAACTGGCCGCTTCTGCAACAATCGCTTCTCTTTGTTCTGGTGTCAGCATGGTCGCCCCTTAAACGGCTGTGGTCGGCACTGGCGTGTATGGCGTGCCACCGAAGTTGATCAAGTTGTTCGTAACAGTTCCGGCTGTCGTGGCTGTGGCCACACATGCTGGCATCGTCTTGTTGCATCCCTTGATAACGGAGAACGACTCTCCCGCAGACACAGGCAACAGGTATGGCGCGGTGAGTTCAAGGTAGCCAGTCGTGTCGTGCAGTTGAACGGTCTGAGACAGGCCAACATTCGCTCCAGCCGTACACTTCACAACGCCTTGGCTGAAGTAGCCAGCGGCTTGCGTGAACGTCGTGCTCGGCTTCAGTAGTTGACTCGTGCTCCCGGTGGCGGCAGTAAAGCTGACCGTGTAATTAGCGGCTGACAGCGTGCAGTTGGAATCGCAGAAGCTCCATGGGCAGTCGGCCTGAAACAATCTGTACGGAATCTTCATGTTGAGTAGGTACAGGGGATCGCCGCACTCAAACACAACCTTGGTGCGATTGATTTGGCTGATCTTGGTGACCGTTCCAAAGAACTTAGTCTCGATGCCGTTGCTGACATTCCCATAGCTTCCGAGGGGCATATAGGCTGTCTGGACTGTGACGGTGGCCGCATCGAACAAGCCTTGGTAGGCTCCGTTCAGTAATCCCACCGTGAGGCCGGGATACATCGTGCTCTGCTGAGGCACGCAAGTAAGCGTCATGGTGTTGGAGGACAGGTCAAACGAAGCCTCTGAAGTGATAGCTCCCCGGCTCCACACACCGTACTTCGTCGCTCTGAAGGTCTGGGTTGCACCAGTCCATCCGGGTGTACCAGATGGCACCACGATGTCAAACTGGCCATCGGTGACGTAGATGACCGCGCCAGTCGGTAGCGTGAGGGTGAACAAGTCAGCCCGAACACAGTTGGGAGTCTGCTGCAAGAACGTGATCAAACCAGAGGGCATCAGGCGTTTCATTACACGCCTCCCGCTGACGCGATAGTTCCGTAGGTCGTGGTTGCGGCAAACTCGGACGAGAACTTGACGCCTTGAATCATCCACTGGTCTATGCCGTTGTTGATTGTGAAGCTACGAGTGGAATCCACCGTGTCCTCAGCAAAGCGACACAGATAGTAGAAGTTGCCTGTCCATGTCAGCACCGCGTTGTTCGCGGGAGCCGAGGTGAACGTGACCACTCCTGTTGCCGAGATTGAGGCGGGTGTGGTGAGTGCGCCGCCCACATAGATTGAGGCAGACCCATTGAGGTTCTGAATGACGTCAACGAAGCCATAAATGTTGCGGGACAGCTGGAAGGTCGTCGTGCTTCCGTTGCCTGTTCCGAACTGTGCTCCGGTGGCTGTATTGTCCTGGGGATCGGTGAACAGGAACAATCCCGCGCCTCCCGCAGTGGCCATGTACGTCCCAAAGAACTGAGCAACCACGCTGGAAGCCAATGACTCGCGGCCTGTAATGTGGTCAAGACCAAACTCGAAATCCCACGTCGGGTACGGTTTAAGCGCAATCGCGCTCGTCAGTCCTGCCGCTGCCTTCTGCTTGACGGTGTTGAAATTTGGTGACTTCTTAAGACCGCTTGCCATGCTTAGTGGCATAGTCGGCATGATCGGATAGGCCATTAGCGATTCATCTTTCTCATCGTGTTAGTGATGTGGCGCTGGAAGAGAGAGGCATGTTTGGTCAGCATTGCGTCCACGCCTGTTGCATCCACGGCATGGATTTGCGGGGCATAGTTCCACGTGTGATTACCACCGCCTGCACTTGTTCCACGGCCATTGGCGGCTTCCACTTTGTCGGTGAGGGCCTTGGTGACGACCGTCTCACCACCGTGACCAACGATGGGGACTGGGCCTTCGCCAGGAATCTTTCCACCAACCTCAAAGCTCATGGCTGCGGCATAGGCTTGCATACCCATGGCAGGAGCCATACCGTCAATGGGCCATGGAGCCGCTGACCACGAAGCAACCATATTGGCTCCAGCAAGAGAAGCAGCAGAAGCCTGACCAGATTCATCGGAGGTCTGTTGGAACAGTTTTGCTATCGTGTGGCTGATGATCCACTTTTCGAGCCACTGGACGAGCATGGAAATCATGGACTCAAGCATTTGCTCGGCTTCCTGCTTTACTGCTTGTCCAAGGCTCTTGCCCTCCACAATGCACTTTGCCATTGAGTCGCCGAACGACTGCGTGAATCTCGTAACGCTGGCTTGCAGGTTGGTACGAATCTGAGTGCTCAAGTCCTGAGTCTCAGTCTTCATCTTGGCGAAGTAGGTTGACCATGAACTGTTGAGCTTCGCGAGGTCAGTTTGGAGACCCTTCACTTCAGTTGCGTACTGAGTCGTGACGCTGTTGAGTTGCGTTTGGAGCTGAATCTTCCTCGCCAGAGCAGCGTTCTCTTTCGCGGGGTCTCCAGCTGCATGAGCAGCGGCAGCAGCTTTTCTTTCTGCCTCGATCTCGGCGGCCAAGGCGTCTTCCTTTGCCTTTTCCTCTTCTTTAATGAGCGCAATTTTCTGTGCCAAGTACCGACGCTGGGTTTCCAGCCCCAAAGCGGAGGCGGCATTGTTACGAGCTTCCTCAGCCTTAATGGCGCTCATGTGGAATGACTCTTCCTGCTTTGCTCCGGCGATGGATACTTGCGTCACTGCCTGAGCAAGCTTCTCGGCAAGCTGAATCTTCTTCTCGCAAGCCGCTGCCATGGCCGCTTCTGATTTCTTGTTTGCTTCGGCATCCGCCTGAATGATGGCGTCAGAGGCGGCTCTCATCTCATTAACAAAGTGAGCCGAGAGTTCTTTTTTCTTCTCTATGTTTTCCCCGGCTGCGACTATGTCGGCGTCGTACTGCTTACGCTGAGCAGCCAAGTTAGCGGCGGCAGCATTCGTGCTTGCTACACGTGCGGTTTCAATGGCTGTAAGCTCTTTGGCGAGGTGGTCATTGATAGCCGAATCGTTCTGAGCACTCTTTCCACCAGTCGAGGCTTCAGCGTTGGTCTCGGCTAACTTCTTTAGAGCCTCATCGTGAGCATGAACACCCGCAGTCAAAATGTGTTGGAGAGCGGCACCCGCCTCGGTGGTCTTATTGACCTGTTCCTGCGTGACAACTTGTTTCTTCAGCTGGTTCTCAGCCGCGACATCGTTGTAGGCTTGCTTCATGTCTCCCAGAACCGCTAGGAGACGCTGCTGGGCCGCGATGATGTCATCAGTCTTGGCCGTGTGAGCCCACTCCTCATTGGTGTGCATGGCCTCGGTGGTCTTATCAATTTGTTCCTGAATGAGCCTGTTGATTTGAGTGAGACTCGTACCCGGAACCTTGATCGCTTGACCAAGCAGGGTGAACTGCTCATGCAGGTTCTTAATCTCGGATTGCGCGTTGCCGTCGCCAAACAGTGTTGACTTTAGCCAAGACTCTTCCATGGAGAGGAAGTTCTTTTCAGCAGTCTTGCCCAACTCGTCGAACTCACTGCGGAGTTGCTTCATGGACTGGGCATCAATCTCTTTCAGTCTGGTGCCGAAGGAGGCCAATGGGCCGCTGGTGAGTTCCTCAAGATGGGCCTTCAGGCCCAATATTGCAGCCTCGGCACTGAGGTGAAACTTTTCCGATTGCTCCGTTAGCTCACGCCATCCAGCGCTGTTGCCGTGAATGGAGTCTTCAAGTGACTTGTGACCCTCCACCAGCTTGTGAATGAGTTCGCCAGCCAACACCACACCAGCGATGGGGAGCATCATGGCGAACGCTGCCCCTACACCGGGAATCTCGGCAATAAGGGTGTTGAGGTGGCGCGGGAGGCGGACTCCAACGGACTCTTCAACCATCATCAAGCTGCCACGAGCACTCTTCATGCTGCTGTCAAAGCCCTCGCCAGCGTCCCCGGCCTTATCCTTGAGGTCGTCAAGATCACCTTTGACCTTGCCCATGTCTTCGCGGAAAGAGGCCGTCTCTGCTTGCAACTTGATGATGAGAGCGCCAACTTCACTCATTACAGTTCCTCTTTCGTGGGCTTCAATGTAGGCCAGCACTCGTCAAATAACGCTTCTGCATTACCGTGACCGCTGGCGGTGAGGTCGCCGATAACTTTGCGTCTGATATCCAAGAACTTCTCCCGAGGCGTCCCAAAGGGCATGGTGCCGATGGCCTGCGTGATAAAGCGCTTCGCCTGTCTGACCTTCTCCCGCTTGGCAGCCGCCTTTTCGTCCCTTACAAAGTCAAAGGCAGTAACCACTGGGTCGTCCGTGCTTGCGCGATTGACGTTGTAAATGGCCGAGGCTGAGAGAGCGTTCGCATAGCGGTCATACTTGATTGCCACGTTGCGCCGTTTACACAGCTCCAAGAACTCGCCAGGAGTGAGTTCTTCAAACTCTTCCAGCATCAGCTTGAGGTCATAACGGGCGAACGCCCACAACTCACCCCAGGTTTCTGGGGGACGCTCTATACAACCGTCGTCCCCGCTGATGCGTTTGGGTCGGCAGCTGCACCCGATTCCTTCTGTTCCGCGAGTGCCTGTTGATATGCCTTCGTGACGCCGGGGAACATGAGTTCAAAGATTTCGTCGGACAACAGACGCTGGGCTTCCGGATTGAGAACTTCGGTGACTTCCTCAAGCGTGACGTCAGGGTTGTAGCGATCTAGGCCACCCCACACGATGGTTGGGAATTCCTTGCCGGAACTGAGGTCTTTCCAGTCTTCGACTCTTTTGAGGTCTTTACCGATTGCCTCTTCGATCTTGGCAATTGCTTTGTACGTGTAGCAGAGCTTCCAGACTTTGGGTGGATTTCCATCCTCTTGGTCGATCTCCAGCGAAAAGTGTGGAGTAATCCGAGTCTTCAAAATTGATTCTTGCTTCATGGGTTTTCCTCTGGGCGTTACAGGAGGGGAGCAGGTTCGCTCCCCAACCTATGTCCCTGTTGGTTACACGTACACTTTTGGTCCGGTGACCTTGATCTTCACGTCAAGGCGTGCGGGCTTTTCCAGCGGGAAGCTGGGGGTCAGAGACTCCACAATTCCGGTGAAGGTGCAGCTGTTTGACGTGCCATAGATCGCCTTCATCTGGACGGCTTGACCAGCTAGACGGATCGCTTCCAGACCAACCTGCGTGGTGTCGCCGGGGATGAAGAACGCTTTTACGTCAACTGAGCCGGGGTCTTGCGTGCTGGACATGAAAGTGTCAACACCGTTGGTGGTTGCCATGGTTGTGGTCTTTTCAACGGCAACCTTGTCACCAGAGATGGTGATGGTGTCAACGCCAGCGAGCGTGGTGAAGACGGTGGGTGAAGCGACTGTGGCGTATTCAAAAGCTGCGCCGATACCAACAATGGGATTAGACATAGGTTATTGCTCCTGTACTGGATTTGCTTCCACAGCGCGGATTGCGTTGAAGAACTCTTGGGGCAGCAAGTCTTTGCTCACTGCGGGAAACTGTTTGTGTCCAAACTGGGGTGGGCATTTGCTATCGCCGTGCGCTCTGGCCACGCACAACTGACCTGCGTCACAGCTGTCCAGCAAGTTCAGGTGAAGTGCTTCAAGCTGAAAGCCAAAGTCCTCAACGCCTGTATCGGGGAACTTATGTCCCTCCCACCACGACTTGAGGTAGCACTGGGAAGTGCCACATGCATAGGGTGGGTGATTCCGGCCTGTTGGCTCGTAGAAATACTTGTATGTTCCGCTGTTAGAAGTGTCGTAATACAGGACGTTGTGCCAGCCAGTGACCGACTTACCTGTCTCTTCAAGCCGCGTGACTTGCTCTTCAACTCGGGTGTCTGCATACCAGTCGTCTTCGTCCCACGAGATGCAAACTTCACCTGTGGCATACGAAGTTCCGAGGTTACGCAAAGCGCCAACAGGCATCCGGGTACAGCGGTGATACTTGATGCGTTCATCGGTTGGAAGCAGGTGCTCAATAGGCTCTGCGCTGTTGTCCAGCACGATAAGCTCAAGATCGCCTTCGTAGGTCTGGGAGAGGAAGCTGTTCAGTGCGACCTGAAAGTACCTGTCTCCATAACCAACGGGCATGATGGCGCTAACCTTCATCTCTTGTTCTCCAAATCCTGAAGTAACCCGATGGCTTCAGTAGCAAAAACATCAAGGCACTTATCGCGGCTGGTTTCCCACGCGGTTCCCATCCAGTGCTGAGCAGGTTGCGTCGCGGTGCCAAACTCTTGCAGCGATCCCCAGAAGAACGGTTTCAACGGGCCGATGTTGATTTCCATCGTGGTTTCATCACCATCGTTGCCCCACTTCTTTTGCCAACCCATGCCCTCTTCAAGAACACCAACGCCAACAGGAACGGTCTCTTCCATTGCGTCAATGACGACTTGAGCAGCGGGTTCCGCGCAGCGCGACAAGTACCTCTTCGCTGCCCTCGGAGTAAGCTCCGTGAGAAGTTCAGACAAGTCGGCGAGGCCTTCAATTTCAATGGGCATAGGGGTTTTCGTAGCAAGGCGAAACAGGCGGGAGAAACACAGGGAGGGACAAGCTAGACGCAAGAGTGCGTCCTGGGCAGAATGCCCGTGAATTAGCTGGTCTTCATCTTGAGGCAATACTGCGTACTGCCCTGTATTCGTCTTACGTGTATTCGCCTTGCTACTTCTAAACAAGGGTTATGTAGTTGGAATCAGTCGATGAACCAGATACGGAAGTGAAGCAAGGCACCGTAGATAAAGCCCTTGGAGCCTTCCTCGTACTTCATGTCCCAATCCTTTTCGCAAAGGATGGAAGAGACAACCGTGGAGTTGACGTCGGGGAGTGTGCCTTTGTAGCCAGCCAATAATCCTCGTACAGCCTTGGCGATTGTTCGACTGGTGTAGTAGTCGCTTGCATAGCACGCGACCTGGAGCAGGTAGCTTCTCAATCCTGTGGGGCCAGCCATTGTGTTTGTATCAGTCGTGGCAACGCTGCTGAGCACGATGTAGGGAATGACCGTTCCCTGCTGGGCCAGAACCCATTTGACGCTGTTGGTGGGGGAACCCAAGAGGGATTGAATGCCCGAAGTTTGTATGATGAGTTGGTACAGCCCTTGTTCGACCATTAGTTGTTCACCGTGTCATTGCCAACCCATGTCCAGATGTGGAGTTCAACCCTCTGACCATCGGGGTCGCTGAAGCTCTCAATGTTGTGACGCTGGCCGCGCACAAGAATGTTCATTCCTGTGTCCAGTGTGTAGGTCTGCGGATACCGAATGATGATTTTGTAGCTGCTCTGAGCCTGCAACGCATCGGTTTTCTGTTCTTGTTTGCCGCGCCACTGATTGATGTTGGCATGAATATTCGGGGCAACCGTGGTCTCTGGGAGCGGCGTTCCATCCACAGCGTTTCCGCTGTTGGGCTGTGTGATGGTGATGTAGGAGTTGAAGTCCGAAGCTCCTAGATACCGCACTCCGTTTGGTTGCTTAGGGAGCTTCATTATCTGGGAATCCTCATGCTTCTGAAGCTGGACAGCATTCTGCACAGCGTCATTCCAACTTCCGTGGTTGGCTCAGTCGAAACGATCTGGCGCACAGAATAGAAGTGGTTGGCAAGATACAGGATTGCCATTTTGAGCCGTGCTGGAACTTTGGTGACATCGCTCTCATCAAAACCAGCCCAGTAGGAGACCTGAATGCAATCCTGTCTGCGGTCGGTCAAAGGCCAGAGGCATCCGACGTTCAACGTGATCTTGTCAGCGAATACGGTGTAAGTGGATGGGTCCAAGGTCTGCGAAACACCATTCGTATCGTTGTAGGTGACAGTCACGGAGTTGGTCAGGGGCGAGCCACTGGGGACAACCACCGGACGGCGCACAAGCTCAATGCTGTCCATTGTTGGAAATCCGTACCACCACCATGGAGTCGCCGTGAACGCAAAGCTCAGTTCGTTGTTGAGGAAGTTGCGCGGGTCTTGCTGACCGGGGAAGTAGTCGAAGGTGAGCAGGACTTGTTCAAGCAAACAGGCAGTGGCCGCTGCCGTTTCGACCTCATCGGTTGCCGCTTCGATAAAGGTCTCCAACAGCGCATAATCATCGGTCTCCACCTGCGGGGATGAACCAGTGACATATTGCTGAGGCAGATCAAATCTGCCAAACGCAGCAAGCTGCTCCGGAGTGATGACTGGCGCTGACCGAGGTGTGATTATTTGTTGGTACATTATTTCCTCTTGTTGATTTCTAGCTGCTTGCTGAACATGGAAATCTTGTCTGGCGTGGCATTCTCAGAGCCAGTCTCATCCGTTACACCGGGGGCCTTGCACTCGCAGTTGTCACAATCGCACTCGTCGCAAGAGCAGTCTTCGCAGGTTCCATCTGTGCATTGTGGGCACTCGCATTCGCATGAGGGCGCAGTGTTTTTCAGAACCTCTGGGGTGTTCTTGAATACACCGAGGTCAAACGAGTTCTTCACGGCAGACGACTTGGCAGTTGCAGTGGCGAAGCCTTTGCTTAAAGCGTCGCTGGCATCCATCCAAGTTTCGGCGGCCATCAGCGCGAGCACTTCGGGCTTATCGGTTTTGGTACGACTGACGTAGATATCGGCAATGCTACCTGTCACAGCCTTGAGCGTGTCGGCCATCTTGAGCATCTCGGCGGCATCGCCCATGGCCATAGCCTGAGCCTCGTGAATCATGAGCATGGAGCCGTCGTTCATCGTGATGGTGTCGCCCGCCATGGCGATAATTGAAGCAGCGGAGGCTGCAAGACCATCCACCACGACGTTCACAGGCTTGCCGCAAGAGTGCAGAAGGTTGTAAATGCTGACACCCTCAAAGGCGTTTCCGCCTGGGGAATTCAGGCGCACTGTGATGTCCGTATAGTCGGCCTGATTCAGTGTCTCTTGCACCATGGTGGCTGTGATACCGTCGCCAAAAAAGTCCGCGCCGATGGCGTCGTAGAAGGACAGCGTGAGCGTGTTGCCCTTCGCGGCTGAGTTAAAGAATCGGTTAGTTGACTTTTTCATAGGGTTCTCCAATCACCAGCGAAAGCAACGAAGCTCTCGCTTCTTCCGGTGTCATGTCTTTACGTGTGGCGCAGTAGGCATCGGCTTCCGCGCGTGAGCACAGAAGAACCTCTGCAACGAATTTCGGCTCTACGGACGCCTTGGCTTCCTTGCGGGTAATTCGCTCCACCAAGCTGTTAGCAATCGCTTCCAAGCGTGCCTTGGTCTTGCTGGGCTTCTTAGCCGGAGCCTTCGTGGGCTTGGCTGGAGGCGCGGTATTGGCATCTCCATCACCAGACTCGTCAGGCTCTGGTGAATCCGGCGATGTGGTTTCCTCGTTGGCGTCATCTGGGTCTTGCTGTGACGGTGGCTTCTGACCGGGGATGAAGAACTCTTTGTTGGCCGGATCGTAGATCGCGCCGTTGGATGGGCCACTCAGGAAGTCGGCACCTTCAATGGAGTCTCTGTCTTCCAGCGTTCGGGCCTCATTCGGGGTCATCTGCCAGCTGTTGATCAGAACTTGGTTGGTTTCAGCACGTTCCTTCGGGGAGCCGCGCAGAATGATGTCGGCGCTGTGCTTTGCATACAGCCGTCCCCAATCCTTACGAGCAATCAGGTCGCGTGTGATGGACTGCTCTATGGCCGTGGTGTACGGAAGCAAGCTGGTGTTGAAATACTCGTCAAGGAAGGCACTGGAGCTTGCATAGGTGCTGTTTTGCTCACCCAAGCCGAGCTTGACGAGCAACGGGGCACCACCCAACAGCCGCACAATTTCCTGCTCATTCCACTTGCGGCTCTCCAGCAACTGACTTTCCTGAGCGTTGAAGCTCATCTTTTGCCATGTGCCACCGTTAGGAATAATCGTGAATTTGCCGGCATTTTGCGAGCCAGAGAAGTCCTTCTTTAGACGGTCAACGACGTTCTGAGCCTCTGTTTCCTCAAGGCCGCTATCGACCGGGAACGAAATGAAGCCACCCATGCCGAGACCATTGGCGAAGTTGCGCCCAGCGGTCTCTTCAGCGGCCATCAAAACGGACAGAGCTTCCTTGGCAAGCGTGATGATGGCTGTTCCCTCAAGGCCGAAGCCTTCAAGGTTCATTGCGGACACGTGCCAGATTTGCTCTTGAGCGAATTCCCGATAGTTGCCTGAGCCATCCGAGTAGCGCCACCGCAACGTGGGTGGGTTCGTCTGGTAGTCCCAGTGCGGGGCCATGTTCCAAGCGTTCAAAGGAATCAATGCCGTGACATCCCCAGCTTGATCGGTGATCTTCTGGCAGTAGCAGTTGGAATTCATGATCAACTGAGAGGCCAAGAACCACCGCATCTGATACGAGGTCTGGTAGGGGTTCGGGCAATCTTTGAGAATTGTGTAGAGCGCGTTTTCGAGGTCAGGCAACGTGCGTTGGCGACCCGCGACAATCTTGGTTTCGCGCAAAATCAGCGGCATCTTGGCGATATCAGAGGCCAGCATTTTGACCGCCGAGAGGAACGCGGCAACGCGAATAGCTGTGGCGCGTGTGACTGGCTTGCCAGCTGCTGCTGGGTATCCAACCAGCGCATTCACGAGGTCTGCGGAGGGCTGAGCCAGTGTGCTCTCGCCCACGTTTCTGAAGGACGGTGGGTCGGGCAAATTCAGGGAGATTAGTTTCATGCGGCCTTCGGTGCCTTTGGGCACGGATAACGTGTTGGCTAGGGATACACGATGGCCATTGGGCCACTAAGTAGGGGTTAACAAGTAGAATTGCGGGTCGCGCTTGTATCCTCACGCGTTGTTCTCAGAGGATCGTAGCCATAGAGAATCCGCTGATTCCTGAGCCTCAATCCGCGCTCCATGCCCAGTCCGGCGTTGTGCAATATCTGTTCCCAATGGTGCTGTTCATCAGTCTGATTTGGAGCCTGTGAGATTGGCCGTCCCCTGTGAATCTGCTCAACACCAGCGGCACGAAGGATGTATGACACTCGGCTCTGTGTGATCTTGAAGTGAGTGGCAACGTCACTCTGGGAAAGCTCGGCGTGGGCTGCGGCATAAGCAACCACCCGTTCGTACTTGACCGTGCGCTTGCGCCCTCGTTTGCTAGGCACTGGTCACGCTCCAGAACTTCTTCTTTGGCTTGATTTGGTTCTCTGGATCGGTGGCTCTGGCCAGCGCCATGATGAGTGAGGCGCAACCGTCGATCTTCTCCCGCTTCCTATCCCGAGCAGGTTTGATAAATCCGGTGCCTTTCTGCGTGTTCCAGCGCAGGTTGCTCATCTGCCAGCGCATGACAGGGTTGCTGGCATGGGAGAACTCTTGACGCAGAATCTTCCGCATCATTTCTTGGCAAGGCGCGTTCATGCGGATGGCTGACTGCGGGAAGGAAACGAACTTCGACATCTGGAAGCCACTCTCGCCTAACATGCGAATGAGTTCCGATGACCAAGCGTCATCGTAGGCAAGCTCTTTGAGGTCAAAGTCCTTGCCGATTTCGGTGATTTGGTCGGCTATGTATCGGGTATCTGTGAGATTTCCGGGTGTAAGGGTGATAAAACCCTGTGAAGCCCACACGTCGTAGGGCACCTTGTCACGCTTGACGCGAGTGGCCACGTCATCGGCGGGGCACCAGAAATACTCCAAAATGTTCCATTTTTCGGTGGTTGTCAGTGGTGGAAAGAGCAATACCAGCGCAGTTGTGTCAATCTTGGGAGCAAGGTCCACACCAGCGAAGCAGGGGCGGCCTTTCATCTCCGCAATTAGGTCTTTACGAAGTCGCTGAACATCGGGATGGCCCTCAATATCCTCACGGCAACACACATCCCAGCGCTCAATCTCAATGGCAGGATCGGCTGCTTCATCCGTCCAGATGTTGAGGCGATAACGCTTGTACTCGCCCAGTGCTGTGGGCTTGCCTTGTGCCTCGCGGAACTGGTTCTGCAATGCTGATAGTGGAAGGATTGCCCCCAGTGAAGGATTGGGCTTAATCCAGTTGCGCTCATCCTTGAAGTTGTCTTTGATGTCCAGCGAGAAGATGAACGGGCAAACTTCGTCATCCTCAACCATGCCGTCAAGAATGCGGGTGCCATACTCATGCTCACCCCAACAGAGGGTGCTCTTTCCCGCCGATGCTCCGGCGGTGGTGATGCAAATGAGCATTGGCTGTTTGCGGGTGTCACCGCCATACCGAAGGATTGACCAGAGATTGTCTGTGAGCTTCCAGCGGTGGAGTTCGTCAAGAATTGCTGCGCTGACGATAGCTCCGTCTTGCGAGTCAGAACCTCTCGTCATAGGTGAGAGGCGAGAGTTGGTGTCGGTGACGTACAACGCCTGAACAGGTGCGTTTCCAGCACGACCAACGATGGCTTGCAGTTCGGGGTGCTTGTCGCGCATGGCGACGGCTTCGTTAAAGCACTCGCGAGCTTGCTTGAGCGCGGTGGCCGCAACGAAGACACGGCCGGAAAGTTCACCGTCAGCAATCAGGTGATAGAGGGCCAGCGCTGCGGCGAGTCCGGTCTTGCCGTTCTTCTTGGCAATCTCCAGATAGGCACGACGGAAACGGCGATATCCGTCCTGGCGTTTCCAGCCGTACACAATGGCGAGGAAGACCTGTTGCCACGGCATCAACTGCATGGGTTCGGTTTGGGCGCTGGGAATACAGAACAACTGGCAGAAGTCGATTACACGGTTGGCGGCCTCAGCGTCGAACCAAATGTCTTTGCGTTGTAGGTCACGAACATGCCGCTGGATCGCTTTCTTAATCCATGGTCCAACCACAACGGAGCCATCAAGGACTCCGGCGATGTAAGCATTAACGGTTGGATTGATTGAAAGACTACTCATGACCTAGAGTTCTGTAGTTGAATACTCGGAACATTGATTTCGTCCACATAGCAAAATCCCCGGCTGGTTAGGCCGGGGAGTTGGTTTGGTCGAGTTGTGATTATGCGTTGGTCGTCAAGCAAGCTACTGCTTCCTGAAGCACGCAGCGCTGGTCGGTGCGACGGTAGCCGAGAACAATGGTCTGCCCGTTGAGCGCGGCAACCTGGTCGAGCACCTTGACGCGGATATTGGCGTCACCACGATCACCGATCACCCATCCGGCAGAAAAGTCTCCGAAGAGAACAGCACCAGTGGTGGCAGGTGACGCGAGGTACGTCGGCATCACGCTGGAGAAGTAAACCGGGAAGCCCAGAATGCGGGGCTGGCCGTTCACGTCATACGTGACATAGGTCTGGAACTGGCTGGATGCGATCTGAGCCTTATACAAACGATGAAACTCGGAACGATTCATCAAGAACGAAGAACCAGAGAAGTATGCAGCCTTGATTGATGCAATCAGGTCAAGGATGTTGTTGATGGAGAGGGCTTCGGTGGCAAACTGCGTTGCGCCAGTGACGTATCCCAGCGGTTGGCCAGTGCCAGTACCGTTGATGAACATGCCCTCTTCGTAGTTGTACACGGCGCGATTGAGGTCGGCGGTGATGAACTGCGAAAGAGCCTTGACGTCCTGCATCAGTTCCCAAGAAACGGCCACGCTGTCACCAGCCATATATGCCGTCAGGGTCGTGGTGTTGAAGGTCGGAACATTGGTTGCGAAAGCGTTCGTGCTGGTGTTGTTGGACTCAGCCTTCAGCGCGGCAACCGTCTTCGATGCCTGATAGGGCAGCTTGACGTCCATTTCTGTGGTGATAACGCGGCTCAGCTTGCGAGCGCTCGCTTCAATTACAGCGAGGTTCGGAATGCTGGGGTCAGTCTGGTTTGGAACAAGGAAGCTACCATCGGCAGCCGTTCCACCTTCGCCCAGTGCGGCGTTGCTAAAGTTGCGGGTCGAAAGAGCATTCCAGAAGGCACCCGCATACTCAGCGGTGCAGTTGGTGTACTTCGACTTGACGTTGCTGAAGTCAGCAGGGATGGCCAGCGTGCTGGAAGGCACGCCAACTTCGAGCTTGCCCTTGTTGATGGCCTCGGTGCGGGCGAGATTGGTATTGATGCTGTCAATCTCGTTGGTGAAGTTCTTGAATTGCTCTTCCTGAGCAGCGGTCAACTGAATCTTGGAGTCGGTGGCCGCAACCAGCATCTTCTCCTGAGCGTCCAGAAGTTCTTTCTTGCGAGTGTTGAGTGCCTTGATGTCGATTGCCATTTTTGAAATCCTGTGATGCGAAGTTGCCCCAAGAGCGTTCAATGGAACGTGATGGACACGCGGCCCAGCCACGGACTCAATGGAGCCGTGAGCAAGAGCATCTATACAGGGGTTATCTAGTTGGATTGGGATTACTGAACTGCGTCTGTGCTCGGCTTGGTAGGCTTGCGATTGAGGAACTGCTGTAATGAAGATTTCTTGGGTGCTGTGGTAGCAACCTTGCTGCGGTCTGCTGGGTTCATGGCAAACTTGGAGCCGAGAGAAACAAGAAGAGCCTTGTCAGCCGATGACATCGTTTCGTAGTTGAACGTCATCTTGGTCTTCAGACGAACCAACAGTTCAAACTGTGTGCGGTCAGACTCAAACACAACGCCAGGAAGCATCTGCTTCTCAAGACTCTTCCAGATTTTCTTTTCTTCAGATGAAAGATGCTTGGGTGGGCCACCGAGAGGACGGTCTGTGGTTGGCTCGTCAACACGTTCCTGCTGACGGTTCTTGTGCTTGAGGAAGCCACCCTTCGTGTCGAGTATTGCTGTTGGAGTACGATTACGACCCATAACTTGAGCTTTCAAATTGCCGATATTGCAGACGTTGTGGCTAAAATATCGGATACACATGGAAAAACGGCTGGCGTCGGGGCGTGCTTACTTGACGATGGAAGATCCAAGGGTCTCGCGGGTATATGAGACCCGAGTACCCCACCGCCCCCGGCGAGGCCGACTCTGCAATTAGCGGTTAGATATTCGTATTGGCTTCATTGAACCGACGCTGCAACCTGTTTGCACACTCTACTGCGCTCGTATCCATCACGATTACCTTGGCTCCTGCTTCTTCTAGCAGCTTCACAATCGCTGCTTTGGGGTTGCTCACGATTAGCCAGCAGTGGTTGGCACTGTACTCAGTGGCCTGAATCCATTGGTCACGATGAGCCAGCACGCTACCAACAGCACCCTGCAATCCTTGGTGCATTGGCAAGCCAGTCAGGTCGTGCATCACGACGTCATAATCCCACGTCAAATCGTTTGGCGCTTTGGTATTCGCTACGAACGTTGTTTTTCCCGAACCTGCTGGGCCGCATACGACAGTCATATTGCGACGATCACCAAGATTAGTCAGCTTCGTTCCTTTGCGACCTGTGAAGCCACACTCTAATGCTGTCTTGCTGCTATGACACTCGTGACACAACCCTTGCAAGCGTTCGGGGTTGTAGAACTCAGCAAGACCATAGTTGTCTATGACAAGACGAGCCGAGAGGATGTGATCGACTTCGGTTGCGACCTTGTGACCACATGACACGCATAAGATATCGCGGCGCAATACAATCTCTCGTGTTCCTTGCCAACGTGCAGTTTTGTACAACTTTCGAATCGGATCATTGGCATCACGATAACGATCATGTGTCTTTGAGCGCAACGCGGCTTCGTTGCTGACTTGGTGTTTGGCGCAATAGCCATTGGCGACTGCACGCGAGCCGCAATCCTTGCATAACCCAGTTGGAGAGCTAGGCATTAGCAAGCCTCGCTGTAATCGCTGTAGGGCGAACTGTGGTCATTGCTCAGTCCAGTCATCGCTGTTTACAGCTTTGAGAAACGGAACAATTTCGCGGACATCGAAATCAGGGTTCAAGGCCAGCAGATTTAATGCTTCGGCCAGCAAGTTCAAGTTGAGCCAACCTGTCAGGAAGATTTCTGGGGGTTCCGTGGTGCGATGAACAGATAACTTGGTGTCCCCAGCAGCTTTAATCAGCGTGATGAGGTCTTCTGCGGTGATCGGCATTGAGTTCTCCTTCAATGAAGAACCTCGAAGTTGACTTTTCAAAACAAAGACCCACTGCTGTGAGTCAGTGGGTCTAAGCGACTAGGAGAGTCAATGGAACAGCTGGAATTGAATACTGGTGTTGGGCTGGTCTTGCAGGAATCAGTAACGCAGTAACGCGGTAACGCGCTATAGGGGTAGTTCTCATCAAACGTTCGAAAAAAACGGTAACGCAACCACGACGCGTTACTGACGCGTTACAATCCGCGTTACCAATTACAAAACATGTACATACATACAATATAGATATATATATGTATGTTTATTTATAACTACTTCCAACTTTACAAGAGACTTTTTTCTAAACCGAGTTTTTTCATTCTATATAGGGAGACAGCGTTACCGCGTTACACATAAAACAAGAGATACACCTATTTTCGATTCCAGCGTCGGTTTGACTCCCCACATAGAACTCCGCATTTTCCCCTTCGGTCACGTTCTACCCGGAGTTCTATCCAACAATCACCCAACCTCCCCACCGACGCGTTACTACTTTCGACGCGTTACACATTGTCGCAGCAAAAGAGCCACCCGAAGGTGGCTCCATTGTGTCTGGTACAGCGTGCCGAATTTACCATGTTCCGAAGATGCGAACGTACTTCTTGTTCTCCACCCAAATTTCCTTGCCGTCCTTGTTCTCTTCACGCTCGGTCAGATATTGAAGAGCATTGGAACGCACAAGTTGGTCGATGGTGCGCTCGACGTCCATGCCGTACTTTGCCCACCGCATAGAATTCGACATCTGGCCCCAGTTGATCCAGTGGAATCTCTTGACCTTTTCTCCGTCGGCAACTTCAGTAATGCGGCCCTGCTTTGTGGGCAGAGTGCCTTTCTTCAGTCGGTCGGTGCGCTTAGAGGTTTCGTCAAGAACGATTTCATTGAACGCACCCTGCGTCACACGCTGAGACTTGCTGGACTGGAACGTCCGGCGCAGCTGACCCTGCCACTCCATGAACGCTTTGGCGAACAGCCAATCCCCCATATCCACAAGACGATGGCCATTGAGCAGGGCAACAATTACAGCAACCTTGCGAACGTGGAATGTGTCACGACCGCTGTAATCCTCTTCAGGGTTCCAGTTGATGAACTGCTGTTCGGCATCGGGTTCAAAGCCTTCTACAACCTGTCCTCTCAGCATTGCCGTGATGGAATTGGTGTCCCAATCGCTCATGTCCTGTGGCTCAGGTGCATAGTCGCACGACTCGTGGGCAACCACCTCTTGCATCGGAACGCTCCGGCGCGCCATGCGAGCCTTGCGGTTATCAAACCGTCTTTCACTGAACCCGAACAGCAGCCGTGAAGACAATCCGTGGGAACTGTTTTCGCCAAACGCGCTTTTGAACTTGGTGGGCTCAATTTCCTTGTCGCCAACAGGGAATCCAGACAGCCATGATAGGCGGCAGTCGATCTTTTGCGTGGTGCCCTTCTTGCTATCCATCATCAGCGTCTTGGTGTCGTGGTCGTAGAAGTGCTGCATCGCCTGAAGAACACCAGAGGTGTCAGCCTTGGCCTTCTTCAACGTCTCTTCCAATTCGTAACTCACGATGCAGTGATGCTTGGGTCCGGGTTTGTCCTTCTTATCGCACAGCAGCATGGCCACGGCACGTTCACCCGAAGGATTGTGCTCTGTGTAGAGCTGGCCTTCATGGTTAGCAAGGCCCAGTGCCTGAATTGCACGGCCCACGGCGACATCCTTGCCACCACCCACCAGCGCCAACAGACATACATATAGGTTGATGCGTAGATCACCGTCGTGAACATTTTTGGCCGGGACCGCCGATGCCAGCCCCATGAGTGCTGGAACCACCAGACCGGGATCAAGCTCACCAGCGCAAGCCTCATCCGTCAGAGTCTTCAAACGACCCTCGGGAAGTGCCTCGTATGGGAAGCGGAGTTCCGGGTATTTGTAGCCTTCAGACAGGTCAACCGTGACCTCGGCCACGACTTGCTTCACCACTTCAGCCACCGGAGGATTGGCAACAGGTGCAGCTGGAATTGTAGCCACGACCACAGGCTCTACGGCTGGCTCAGGCACACCATTTATGACTTCATCGGCATCCACGTCGTCAGCCCATTCCACATCATCAAGAAACGAACTGATGTCACGCTCTGGCCAGATGTTTTCAGGGTACGGCTCGCAATACTGGTTCAGGTGCTTGAGCAGCTGACCGATGGACATTTCAGAACCTGGGCATCCCTGCGCGAAGCACTTGAAGCCCAAGTGTGAGCCATCGTAGAAGAAGCCAGTTTCCGTGGAACCCTCGTGACGACGCCCAGTGCCGGGACCTGTCCAAGTAGCTGGGCAGACTTCCGTGACGTGGAAATTGTTGTCTTTGGTGTAGGCGAGTGCCGTGGCTTCACCATAGTGGTCAATGAAGTCTTCAAAATCGAACTCATCAACTACAGGCGATCCATCCTTTTTGCTCTGGCTGACTTCCGCCTTGCTGTTCTTGGCGACCCACTCCAACACCCAATCAGGAATTGGCGTTGGTTCGATGTCGCGGAGCACGGTGTACATGTTGCCGTTGGGATGAACACTGCCAGCACCAACCACATAACGGTTCAGCGAGCGGAGTGAGAACCATTCGTGGCCGTTCGGCAGGTTGGCCTGACGATTGCCCAGCGCGTTGCTCTTTTCAGTGTGGCGAAAGATGTAGTGGGCAAAACCCTTACCGGAGCGATGCACACGCGTCACTGGAATCGGCTGGCCCATTTCCTCGGCAGCAGCCTTCATGCCGCCCTGCATGTCGAACTCAAGGAAGCAGACACCATCTTTCTTAGCAACCAAACCGCAGTTGCATTCAGAGTTCTGATCGTTCCACTCGTTGATCTTGGCCAAATCGGTGGTGGCTTCAATCTGCCATGCCATGAAACCCTTGGCTGGAACTTTCTCGTTGGGCTGGAGCGGAAATACTGGAATGCCCATCTGGGCGTATGGAAGTGCTCTTGACTTGAAATCCATTACAGCACCTCCACATCACTGACGCCGTCGGCATCGTAGGTGAGGAAGGTCTCTTCAGTCGCCTTGAGCAGCTTGCGGAAGTCGAAGCGGGAATCGCGCTTTTCACGGCCAGTGGCAAACTGCAACCATGCCTGACCAAGATTCACGTCGATATGCTGAACGAGGAACGCCACGAAGATTGGCGTGTAAATGTCTTCCTGTGAAACCACCGTGTTGAGTTCGTCATCGGCGGCAGGGCGCACCAGATCGAGCATCAGCTTGCGAAGCTGAAACTTCGGGCCAGCGGGAAGATTGCAGATGGTATCTGTGAGGATGCGGAACTGAACATCGCTGAAATTGTAGGTCTTGAGGAATTGAAGATCGGCTTCTTGACAACCCAGACGGACAGCAACAACTTTTGGAAGGGAACCTTTGTAGCGAAGGGCACGGCGGAACAGACTCGATTGAACCATTTTGTAGCTCCTATTTATCCACCCGCGTCAGCGGGGCGATTTTTGCTTACACCTGATACTTCCGAAGCTGGAAAACTCGGAAAGAATTCTCATCCCTCGCGTCCAGAATGTTGGGCGGCCACTCTGAACACGAGGAATGAAAAATTCTTGTATGTGAGGTTGTTAGTCGGTTGGCGCGTTGGAAGAAATGAGAGTGTGGACGGTCTCGTTATTCTCATCACTTAGGTCTAGATAGCTGGTCTGATGTTCATCATCTAGCTTGATCCGGACGCCGCGATGCTGGAAAAGCTCTACCGCCAAGCGGCGGTGCAGAACGTCGTCGGTGCAAGCGTTGGCGTAGAGCAGTGCGACGAGTTGAGGAATGCTGAGTTTCGTGACATCGGTCATTTGTTGCTCCTTTAATGCGCAGAAATCAAAGGGGTGGCTGTGAAAGCCCACCCGAGTTGTAGTTGTTAGTCGCCGTCAGCTTCTACGAGGGCAGCGGTTTCTCCCAAGTCATAGGCTTCGTCTTCCCACACTTGCTTGTGCGGGTTTCCGATGTTCAGGACGTTGCTGAAGAACTCGTCTTCGATGGACGCTGCTGCGCCGAAGTGATCCACAAGCGTGTTGTGCGTTTCGTCGGGGACGTTCCACACCAGCTTCTCGTTCACGAAGGTGAGAATATTGCGCTGCACCAGTTGCGACTCCACAATTTCACGAAGCACCTTGTCGTGCGGAAGACCAGTCGGCATGAAGTGGTAGAGGGTGACCAGTGCCTCGCCGGACATCTTCATAACAAGCTCGACGACGTAGCGGACAAAGAGGAGGGTGTGCTGGGCTTCCTCTGGGCTTAGAGCAGGTTTGCGAACGGACATCTTGAAATCTCCTTTAAGGCATGGGGCTGAAAGGGTGGGTTTTCAACAGCCCACCGGGGTTGAGGGTTGTGGTTGGTTAGTTGGCCGACACTATCATCTCGGCTCGCGCATGGTCTTCTTCGCTGTGAGCGAAGGCTTCTTCCATCGAAGGTGGTTGAAGGCGGGAGGCGTAGGCCGTTATACGTTCCCACGCGAAAGACTCGTACCAGACTTCGATGCGCTCATCTTTCGTGTCACAACGCTGGAGAAGTTCATCACGAAATCCACGCTTCATGAGCTCGGGGTATTCAAAGCCAGTGAGCTTGCCCTTTTCAAAGTTATCGAGCAGCTGCTCATCGGTCATAGCCGATGCACGTTTTCCTTCGGCGAGAAGTTCGTTTGCAAATTGAAGTTTTTCTTTGTATTTCACATTTTCTCCTATGTACTGTTGTGGCCCTTGGGCCGTGGAAATGCCTGACCTCACGATTGCCAATCAGTTGTGAAAGATCGGGTTCAGGGCTTTTGCGTTTGGCTACGGGCGAGTCAGTTGGCCGCCAACCCCTTCACGGAATGCCCGCGTACACTCCACTCTGCTGTGGAAAACATATTTTGGTGTCGAGGCGCAAAAATCCTATAAGAACCCCAAAAATCAGTCAGATACAGGTGGGTGATTCAGCTATAATGGAATGAGTCGAAAACGAGTGAGTCAAGAATGACTGAAAAACCGATTTATGATTCCAGCCAGCCTGTGCGTATTCGTCAGAGATCAATCTTCAGCCTCGACCTCAAGGACGACTATGTTTGGCACCGGAGGAAGATTGCGACAGCGTTGAAGGCAGCCCGGAAGGAATGTAAGTGGAAGTGGTCCCAGGCAGACGCCGCTGCACTCGCCGGGATCAGTCAGAGTGCTTTGAGTCGTATGGAGCATTCGGGAGAAGTGGAGTTCACCGTGCTGGAACGGCTCGCGTATATATATGGTTGCCCGATGTCAAATTTTCAGGGTGCTCCAGCTGCGGCGTATGAACTTCGTACGATGGACGACTATCGCGTTTGGCTGAAGACAGGCAAGTTCCCGAGACGCTAATGAATCGACATTTCTCAACTCCCCAGCACGGTGTAGAGGCAGGTATTAAAACTGCCGGGAGAAAAGTATGTCAGAAGAGAAGAGTGCAGTAGAAAAGCTGATCGTGGCCCTCAAGTTAGACATGGACAAGTTCCGCGCCGATATTGATGCTGCAAAAGAAAGGCTGCTTGAGGTGGCGCAGGAACTCGCAAAGCACGGAATCACCATCAACAATGTGACCATTGATCCCAAGTTGGTTATGGATTGTGTTTCAGTCGGCGGGGCCGAACTCCCTCCCGAAGCCCTGATCAGAGGTCTGAAGGGTGGCTGGTATTCGCCAAATGACGTTTTGAAGGTTCTGGGTCTCCCAAACGTCAAAGGTGGTCATGGATATCTTGTTGGCACTGAATGGAAGTCGGTTCCAGACAGCCTGCGAGCGAACACCAATGACAGCCCACGACAGTAAGCGCATGAAGCTGCGCGAACGCCTTGCGGTGGAGATTCCAACCAGCCACCGCATCACCACGATGGAAGTCGCTCAACTGAACACTCAGATTGAGAAGGAAATCACGCGTGAGCGTGCTAATCGTATTCGACACAGAGCCTTCGCCAACGCAGTGAAGGCAGGAAGAGGAAAGTAATGAAGATTGAATTTGAAGTCGGTGATGTTGTAATGCTCAACAGCGGTGGCCCACGTATGGCTATCACTTCTGTCAACGCGGACGCCATTTGCGTTGCATGGTCGTCAAAGGATGGCTTCACACAGGTGGGTTCGTTCCCAGTTCAATGTGTACGCAGCGCTGAGGGCATCGGTCCCAACGGATACTAATGACACCGGAAATCAAAGAGCTGATCCTTGCCGCCGAAGATAGCCTCAAGCATGGCGAACACGATGGCCCTTGTGACAATGCAGGGCTGGAACATCGCTACGCTTGCAGCTTCCATGTTGAGATGGGTGAAGCGCGCCACGCTCGCTTGGAAAGAGCACTGCTCGCTATCAAGCAATAACTTCTGTGGTGGTGAAAGAAACGATTTCCTCATCGCTAATGAATGACCCGCAAGGGTCGCTATCGTCTCGCCCGTTCCCCACAGTTCAAAAGAGAAGCCACCCGCGAAGGTGGCTCCTTTCACAGCAGACGATTTACGCGGTGGCCTTTTTCACCAATGCCAGCTTGCGGCCAGCAGCCTGTGTACGGACAGCCATGATGGCTTCCCGAAGCCTGAGGTCGGTGGCTTTAGCGAGATAGCGTTTGGTGACTTTGGAATCGCGGTGCCCCAGAAGTTGCTGGACGGCAGTGAAGCCCAAACCGTCAATCGCTAAACCTGTGGCGCAGCTGGCCCTGAATTTATGGACCCAAACGTCACCACGCTTCATTCCGGCACGCTCGCCAACAGCCTTGGCTCGATCCAAGAAGTCCCGCACGCGACCACCCGTGCTGGTGCTGAACACATAGCTGAACTTGCTCACCTTCTTATGCGCCTCTAGGCGAGCCAGCAAATCATCGTCGGTGATTGGAACCGTGCGGGTTTCGCCATTTTTCACTTTGAAGCCTTCCTTGGGTCGGACGGTCACGAAGCCGCCCTCCAGATCGACATCATCCCAAGTCAAAAACGACATTTCCTTATTCCGCAGCCCAGTGTGCAAGAACAAGCTGAACAAGAGGTAGTCCTCGCCGCCACACGCAGCGAAGAACGCGCTCAATTCCTGAGGAGAAAAGACCTCAACCTCTTCCTCGGAAAAGCATTCGCGGGGAAGATCACTGCGCCGGATGGGGCCACAGCCCGGACGGAGGCCAAGCGTGCGCCGAATCCATTGATTCACTCTGTCGCATTTCTTCCCTCCAGTGGAAGGCGAAGCCGGAATGAGTTCAGTTTCACCACGGCGAAGCGATAGCCCACGCGTCACGAGCACGTCGTAATAGCTCAACAAGTGTTCACGCTGGATGCCCGTCATGGTCTTCAGCTTGGGATACTGGACGCCCAGCCAGTTCGTGAACTCCCAAAGCGTCTGGAAGAACAAATCGTAGGTCCCTTCGCCTCGCGTCCGTCGTAGGTCATTCAGGTAGGTATCCCGCGCAACGTCTATTGCGACCTGTACGCCTTGCACACCGACTCGTGCTGAGGGTTGGATGATACCCGCTGCGATAGCCGCCAGCTCCCCCCGTTTAGCCTCAGCCGCCCGACGTGCCAGCTTGGGGTCAGCGCCTATACGATCCCAGCGCAGCTGAGGGCAGCGGTAGGCGATGTAGAAGTCGCCTTCACCCGCTGTCAGAACCTGACCCTGATATTCGACTTTGGTCGCGTGAATCTCACCGCTGGCGTAAACCACAGCGCGGCAATAGGTGCTCTTTTCTTTACCCGGAACATGAACACGACGGTAGATCGTAACAGCGCGATTGGGCCTGCTTGCCATATAGTTAACTCTCCTTGAACCTTCAATACCGCTCGATTTCCGGGTTCCGAAAGGATTAAGTTAACCTGCGTTACGATTTTCTAGGTGGCTGCTGTATGCTGCTGAAAGTAGAGACTTTGCGGCTTCGGGGCCAAGCCCGCCGGGGACGCCAATTAACCAGAAAACATCCGCAATTCACGCCATTTGGCGTTGATAATGCTGGGCTTCCTAATCCGTCACCGGAAAGTGGCGTT